TTACACCGCCATTTTATCGCCACTCGTCGCCAGTGGATTGAGTTTAACAGCATCCTCTAAATGGTCGGGGGCAAAGTGAGCATATCGCATCGTCATTTTGATGTCGGTATGGCCGAGCACACGCTGCAATACGAGAATATTACCACCATTCATCATAAAGTGGCTGGCGAAGGTGTGCCGCAACACATGGGTAAGTTGTCCGGCAGGTAGCTCAATGTTAGTGCGTTGCAGTGCCGAACGAAAAGCGCCATAGCAATTCTGGAATAAACTACCATTCTCTTTGTTTTTAACCGGTAATTCTTCATAAAGCTCTTTGCTGATAGGCACAGTGCGATTCTTCTTACCTTTAGTGTAGTTGTAGGTAATTTTATATTTTGAGAGCTGTGATTTTTTGAGCCCTTCGGCCTCAGACCAACGAGCACCAGTCGCAAGGCATATTTTCACGACAGATACTAAATCAGGGTGTTCGTGTCGTTTGCACTCATCAAGAAGCGCTGCAATCTGTTCCTTCGTGAGCCAGGCCATTTCCATTTCTTCCGTGCGGAACGGGCGCATATTTTTCAGCGGATTTTCCCCTTTCCATTCCCCGAGTCGATTAAGCTCATTGAAAACAGCACGAAAGTAGGCCAGCTCAAGATTAAGCGTGCGAGGTGATACTTCTTTTACCCTGTTTGAACGGGCGTAATCGCCTTTTAACCGTTTTTCTCGATAGCGGGAAAACATCTGCGCATCAAAATCGCGAGCTAACGGTTCGCCCATGCAATCGAAAGCATGGTGCATAGCAAGTTTCCGTTTTTCGCCGTCCTTTAAGGTGATTCCATGCGCGCTATACCAGGAATCGACAAGCTCTTTTAGAGAACGGCGGTCTTCTTTTTCTTCTTGCCAAGGGTGCTGTATTTTGTGCTGTTCAAAAGCCAGCGCTTCACCTTTGGTGGCAAACTTCTTTCTGATGCGTTTGCCTTTTGCCCCATTAGGATAGATTTCACAAATCCACCCTCCAGCCGGATTTTTACGGACGGCCATCAGTTAACCTCGCTGTATACACCCACCACTCGACCAATAGTTTTTATCTCATCAATCCCACACTCAAACGGTACTTTACCTCCTGCCACATGCAATCTTTTACCGGGTAGAACCGTTAACTCTCGGAGGCTGATTGCGCCCTCAACATCGACAATCCAAAGACCGTCAGCTAAAGGCGCATCTTTCTCAGTGATGTAGCTTTTGCTCTCGTTTTTAACGCAGATAGCACTTTTCAAAGGTTTTTCGAAAAGCTCAGGGTCGATTTTCAAAACTCCATTATCAGTGAGGCGACCTTCACTTAATGTGAATGATTTGAGTTCATAAGACGATTTTGAGTGCTCGTCAGATTTTTGTGGTCCTTTTCCGGTAAGGATCCATTGGATATTGACACCAGTCTCAAGGGCGCAGAATGCAGCGAAATCATAGGAGACGTTACCGCGTGTATAGCGGTTTTGTAGTGTGCTGGCTGCGATATTGAAATGGTTTGCGAGTTGAATTTTCTGTGTGAACCCGTAGACCTGACAAATTCTATCTAACACTTCCTCGTTTGAAATTTGGCTTTCAAAGTCCATAAATCGCATTCTCATGTTGACCAATGCGAATAATCGCATTAGGATTCGATTGTTGGTGGCAATTGGTGGCAAACATTGGCAAACGTTGGCAACCATATGGCAAATATTGGCAAAGAGGAAATGATGCAACATGGCTTCCGAAATCGCAATCTTCAAAATCCCAGCCCCTGTGGTTTCCCTGCAGCAGTTTGCAGAGCTTGAGGGGGTTTCAGAACGCACCGCTTACCGTTGGACAACAGGAGATAATCCATGTGTACCAATCGAACCTCGCAAAATCCGTAAAGGCTGCAAGAAAGCTGGCGGTCCTGTTCGCATTTACTACGCACGATGGAAAGAAGAACAGTTGCGTAAGGTGTTGGGTCATTCCCGATTTCAACTTGTCATAGGCGCTTAATTCACTTTATGTGAATTTTAAGGATGCAACATGTTTGATTTTCAGATTTCCAAACATCCTCACTATGACGAAGCATGTCGCGCTTTTGCACAACGTCACAACATGGTGAAGCTGGCCGAGCGCGCCGGTATCAAAGTTCAGACGCTTCGTAACAAGCTCAACCCGGAACAGCCTCACCAGCTCACGCCGCCTGAGCTGTGGCTGCTGACCGACCTGACCGAAGATTCAACCCTCGTCGATGGCTTCTTGGCTCAGATTCATTGTCTGCCTTGTGTGCCCGTGAACGAGCTGGCGAAAGACAAATTACAGACCTACGTCATGCGCGCTATGAATTCACTCGGAGAACTGGCAAACGGTGCGGTCTCGACTGAACGCATGACCTCTGACCGTAAGCACAGCATGGTTGAGAGCGTAAACGCAGGTATTCGCATGCTCTCACTGTCTGCGCTGGCGCTGCATGCACGTCTACAGGCTAACCCGGCAATGTCGAGCGTTGTCGATTCAGTGACCGGCATTGGCGCAACTTTCGGTTTGGTGTGAGGACTTATGCTGACTAACGAACCGTCATTTGCATCACTTCTCGTTAAGCAAAGTCCGGGTATGCACTACGGCCACGGCTGGATCGCAGGTAAGGACGGAAAGCGCTGGCACCCGAGCAATTCACAGGCTGATTTACTGGCTGGCCTCTCTACTCAAAAGCAGGGGGAATCATGGCTATCGAAGCTGTTTCCGCGACTGTTCCGCTAAAAGCGGGTGAACGTCTGGCCGGTCTCAATCATGTGGCTGAATTGCGCGCGAGATATTGGGGCGATAGCTGGAAAGAGGTTGAGCGGTTTGTCGATGATATGCGCGATAAACGTGACTCACAATTTGAAGAAAATAATCGGGCGCTGGCCGCTATTTTCTTTCTGGCAAAAATACCGGCGGCTCGTCATGAGCTCGAATTAAGTGAGCTGACTACTGACGAGAAAAAGGCGCTTATTACAGCGATGAATCATTTTCGTGCAGTAGTGAGCTTATTTCCCAAACGACTAACCATGCCGAATTAATCCAAACAGAAATTTAATGGCGTAAACCCGCTGGGCCTTTTATTGCCCGAAATCAGGAGAGTTAATTATGCGTAATACCGAAATCCGTAGTTTTAACACTGATAGTGATGCGCTGGCCGTATTGCTGACCGATGCAAAAAAAGAAGAGCGTAAAGACCGCGCGCTCGCTGTTTCCATCCGCCTTGAGGCGCTGGCTATCCATATCACCAAAGAGGGTATGAGCGGCACCGAAGCTGCAGAACTGCTGCGCCGTGAAGCAACCCGCTTTGAGAATGAATCACAGGAGCTGCACTAATGGCCGACGCAATGGATTTAGCACAACTTCGCGAGCAGGAAGACCGCGAACGCCATATCAGCAACGCGCGCAGCCGTATCGCTGCACCTTCCCGTTTTCTTTGCGAGGAATGTGACGCACCAATCCCGGAAGCTCGTCGCATTGCGATACCGGGCGTGCAGTACTGCGTAACCTGTCAGGAAATTTCAGAACTTAAAGGTAAACACTATAACGGAGGTGCTGTATGAGCATTACCAATACAACAATTAGCCAACGTGCCAAGCGTTGGCTTGATGATGGGCGCTTATTTATTGATACCGAAACGACTGGATTGGGTGATGATGCGGAAATCGTTGAAATCTGCATTATAGATAAAAATGGTTTCATTATGCTGAATACGCTAATTAAACCGACTAAGCCTATTCCCGATGAGGCTATAGCAATTCATGGCATTACAAATGAAATGGTTGCTCACGCACCAGCCTGGAAAGATGTACACGGTGCAGTAGCTGACCTTTTCTTTAATTATGGATTCGTTATTTATAATGCGGATTATGATACTCGCCTGATACGTCAAACAGCAGAATTAAATGGATTAGGGACTGACGGACTATCTTCGTTTATGGGTGAGTACTCCCTGTGCGCCATGAAATTATATGCAGAGTATCGTGGCGAGCCGGGAAAATATCATGGTTATAAGTGGCATAAGTTAGTTGATGCCGCTGCGCATGAAGGGGTTGTGGTCGAAGGGCAGGCACACCGTGCTTTAACAGATTGCAAAATGACCGTTGGTGTCATCAGGGCTTTAGCACAAGGCGGTGCCGTATGACTATGAACCGCATAACCGATGAAAGTTTAAACCAGCTTATCGCTATTGAGAGTCTGGCTAATGATAATGCTCACGAAGAGCGACGTACTGCCGACCAGATATATCACGCTGGGATAGTTGCTGCACTGGAAGAACTCAGGGAATGCAGAGAGGTATCTGTTAAAGCTGGTGCTGTTATCAATAATAAAATGTTTGTGCCAGCAAGAGGCCCAAAAATCCCACCAATGGCAAATAAGGCTTTTGGGATAGCCGTTGATTTGGCTATTGCTGAATTTATCCCGGTAGAAATGACCGGTCGTATTGCTGTAACTCGGTATGGTATTAAATTACGCGATTGTAGTCAGTGGGTAAAAGGCTGGAACGCATGCCGTGCCGCAATTAAAAAAGGCGGTGAAGCATGAGTATTCGCATCGAAATAGGTGATAAATGGGTTGTTACCAGCGACCAATATCAATTCATCCTGAATGAAAAGAAAGTCGTTAAGTCAGGTAAAAAAGCTGGCGAGGAATGGCTCGATACTATTGGTTATTACCCGAAGGTTAATCAGCTTATTTCCGGTCTGATTCATCATCATATACAAAACTCGGAAATTAAATCGCTCAAAGGCATGGCTGATGAAATTGAACGCATCGGCCACTTGTGCATTTCAGCATTTGGGGAAAAAGCGTGACGGCTTATTACAACGAGTTTGACCCATTTGCGGCGCAATGGCTGCGCAATCTAATTGATAGCGGGCTAATCGCGCCCGGTATCGTTGACGACAGGAGTATTTCAGATGTCACACCATCCGACCTTAACGGTTTTAAACAATGTCATTTCTTCGCGGGAATTGGCGGATGGTCGCTTGCCCTCCGCCTCGCTGGCGTCCCCGATGATTACCCTTGCTGGACAGGAAGCCCACCATGCCAGCCATTCAGTACAGCGGGAAAACAACTCGGACGACTTGACCCGAGGCATCTTGCGCCGACATTCGTGCGGCTCATTAAACAGCGCCGCCCTACAGTCCTCTTTGGAGAGCAAGTTAAAGCGGCGATTGGGAAATACTGGCTCGATGATTTATTCGATGAACTGGAAAATGAAAACTACGCCTGCGCAGCGTCAGTATTGCCAGCTTCAGGCGTCGGCGCTCCTCACAAAAGAGAGCGCATCTGTTTTGGTGCGGTCTTGGGCGACAGTAACAGCCAGGTCTGGAAAGGATTCAGGAAATCTGAGCAAGTCATTTTTCAGGAAGGATGGGCGGATGAGAAACGACACCCTTTATCGTCAAATGTGGCTTCACACTTTTGGTCTGACTGGCAACCCAACGAGGGTGCAGATGGTCAGATTAGAATGTTACCTGCCGGATATGGCGAGGCTTCTAATGGGGTTTCCTCAAGGGTGGAGCTACTGCGCGGTTATGGGAACGCGATAGTTCCACAACTTGCCGCCGAGTTTATCAGCGCATTTCTTGAGAGCTGCGGAGAGTCATTGTGAGGCTTGAGTATGCTTTTCCGTGGAATGCACCTCGACCGGCAATAGCCAGCCCATATCTTACCTATGAGCAACAGTATCGCCGCGACCGTATGTTCGCGGCTTTGCTGCATGCGAGAAAGGTGCTTTCTCTCCAGCCTGAGTGTGTGCGTTTTGATGTCTATCGCACCGCTGCGGTGCTGGAGCAAAATCAGGGCAGTCACCGAGCCAATGCCTTTTTAATCAGCTTCTGCAAAAAGGCATTGCCACGTCTTGAACTGGTCGCAAAAAAATATGAGTGCGCGGGTATTAAAAGCAACGTATCAGCCGCTGTTTTTGGTGGTCATTTTGATACCCAGCTTATGCAATATCTGGCGTCACGTATGGTCAATATGGTCGCCAGATATAACCGCCTCCCTGATATGTCGCGCGCCGATATTGACCTGCTGGCTGCTGATATCGCTAATTTCATTCGTGCTGAACTGGCCGATATTGATGACACCGGATTTAGCGAGCTCAAAACGCTGTACACCTGGTACATGCGGGCTGGTTTTATTTCCCTGCAATTCAACGTTACCCCGCCGCATTGGGAGCGGGTGACAAAGAAATATGTCGGTGAGGATGAAATCGCCCCTGCTATCACCCGCATGTTTAATGAGGTTTGGTGGCGTGGCCGCTTGCGACGCATTGCGGCTGCATGGCGCGAACATCTGCAAATCGCAGTCGGTAATGTCAGCAAAAAACGACACGCATACGCGAGTAAAAACTGCGTGACCGACTGGCGCGAGCAGAAGCGTCGCACGCGTGAATTTCTCAAGGGGCTGGATCTCGAAGACGAAGACGGCAACCGCATCAGCCTGATTGAAAAATATGATGGCTCGGTCGCCAACCCAGCGATACGTCGCTGCGAGCTGATGACCCGCATCCGTGGGTTTGAAAATATCTGCAATGAACTCGGTTATGTCGGGGAGTTTTACACACTGACCGCGCCGTCTAAATATCACGCCACAACTAAAGCGGGCTACCGTAACAGCAAATGGAACGGAGCCAGCCCGTCAGACACGCAGAGTTATCTAACCGGCCTTTGGGCGCGCATACGTGCCAAGTTGCACCGGGAAGAAATCCGCATTTTCGGCATCCGTGTTGCCGAGCCTCATCACGACGGAACGCCTCACTGGCACATGCTTATGTTCATGTTGCCGGAAGATGTCGAGCGCGTGCGCCTCATCATTCGCGATTACGCGTGGGAGGAAGACCGTCACGAACTGAGAAGCGACAAGGCCAAAAAGGCGCGCTTTCATGCCGAGGCCATTGACCCGGAAAAGGGCAGTGCTACCGGCTATGTTGCTAAATACATTTCGAAAAATATCGACGGCTATGCTCTTGATGGTGAAACCGATGACGAAAGCGGTGAGCTGCTGAAAGAGACAGCTCCCGCCGTTTCGGCATGGGCGGCACGCTGGCACATCCGTCAATTCCAGTTTGTCGGCGGTGCGCCGGTGACGGTCTACCGTGAGTTGCGTCGTCTCGCTGATACCGAAACCGCGCACGGCCTGAGCGTTGAGTTTGCCGCCGTCCATGATGCCGCTGACGCCGGTGACTGGGCTGGTTACGTTAATGCGCAGGGTGGCCCGTTTGTCCGTCGCGATGATTTGCAGGTGCGCACGCTGTATGAACCGCGCGCCGAGTTTAATCAGTATGGCGAGGAAACCGTCTGCATCCGTGGCGTCTACGACTCTGTTGTCGGCGCTGGCACCCCGATTTTAACCCGGTTAACGCAGTGGAAAATTGTGCCGAAGCGTGCCGTTGATTTGGCCGTTGACGTTAAGGGCGCTCCTGCGCCCTCTCGGAGTTCTGTCAATAACTGTACGGGAAGCGAAAGCGATCCACCGATAATGGATTTAACAAAACCGCTTAGTCGGCGTGAAAGACGAGAGCTGACGAACCGACTCAGGAAGCAAAAGCCAGCAGTACGGCGAAAATTCACTCACGGAACGGACGAGCAAACAGCAGCTATAGTGAAAACTATCGACGAGATACACCTGACAACCGGCATCACAATCAGCCGGGGCGAAGCCCTGCACCTGATGGCCGGTGGTAAAAGTTGTTTTGATGGCAAATGGCTACGCGGAACGGCCAAAGGTGAAATATTTTCCGCAGCGCCATCGCATGAGGCTAAAGCTAGGAAAATCCTTAATCGTGTTGCGGCTTTAGCTGAAATGGCAACGAAAATGTAACTGCTAATATTCATCCATATCATGTACATACAGTGTATTTAACTGTGATTTTTTTCTTCACACCTTTTGCCAATACGTGCTACTGTATGTTTATACAGTATCTCGTAGTGGAGGTTGTGTGGATAGAGAGTTGAGAGAGCACGTCATGATTGAGCGTGTCGAAATGATTGCGCGTCTGACGACTGAGGGTAGTTGTCAGGAGCGAGACCGAGAAATTGCCTTAAATTTGATTGCGGAAATAGCAAAAGGCAACCTAATGAAAAACAATAATTTTTCCGTTGTTTTTTCCGCTCCGCCTGTCGATGAGACTTTTGCAAAAGAAAGCAAGGTGAAGGTAAATATCACGTTAGATAAAGACCAAAAAATAGGACAGCCGATAATTGATGCTTTTCAATGCGAATTGACCAGGCGAATACAGTCTGTTTTCCCGTCAACGCGCGTAACGGTTAAAAAGGGATCCATGACCGGTGTCGAGCTGATGGGGTTCGATAAAGATTCAGACCGCGAAGCGCTGGATAGTATCCTTCAGGAAGTGTGGGAAGATGAGAGCTGGCGTTAATCTCTGAAAAATGTGCAAACCTCGACCCCATGTTTGATAGCATGGGGTTGTTTTGTATGGGGATTACACACAAAGGAAAATCATGGATACCGTAATAGCATTTTTATCTCTGGCTCTCTTTATTGCTTTTATCGTGGGGTTAATCAAGCCGTCGCTGGTTCGAATGCCGAACCGTAAGCGCTCCAGTGCGGTTTATCTCGGTGGCTGTCTGGCGCTGGGCGTTATTGGCTCAATCTTATGGCCGACTGAAAAAAGTCAGCCGGTGGCAAAAACTGACGTACCGGCGGTTAAAGTGGAACCGGCTACGCCAGCGTTTGAGTACGTAGATAAAACCCTCAAAGAATATCGCAACGAGCCAAAAGAAACCCGGCACGATATCGTTAAAAGCTATGTTGGCTTCAAAGGTGTACCGGCCAGCTCTGCTGATGCCTTTTATGCCTGTATGAGCGAGTACACTTTTACTAAAGATGATGCGTTAAAGCTCGGTGATTTGTTGGGGTGGTGTTTCAACGACTTCGAGAAGGATCCACAATCTCTGAATAATAAAATCAACCTTGACGCATTTCAGGGTAATTTTAGCGGTTGGGATGGCTCTTATCGCCCGTTAGAGAAGCTGATAAAAGCCAGTATGAATGATGATTCCTCTTATAAACATGTTTCAACGGTCTACCATCTGATTTTGAATAAAGACCCGCATGCCGTTGTAAAAACAACTTTTCGCGGCACTAATGCTTATGGTGGCGTGGTCAAACAGACCGTAGCGGCACGCGTCAACGTGAGAACGGGCGAGGTCGATTCGATACTCGACAATTAAATATGACAAACGCCGCCGGTGCTGAAACTCGCTTTCAGTGCTGGCGGGGTTGAACAACGAGCCCCGCGAGGCGTTAGCCTGACCCTGAGTATCCGCCCAAGACCGGCAACATTAAAGCCGGTTTTTTTATGCCATTTTCCCGCGATTTCCCCGTTTTTTAGCCGTGCATGCAACAGGTGCATGGTTTTGCATGCGTCAGGCTTGCCCGTTCTGGTCGTGCACCGCCAGAGCTGGCGCGGATCCAGAGTGGTCATGCACCTGCATTAAAACCTACCCGTAAAGCGGGCAGGCGTGGCGGGGAAAGCATTGCGCGCCAGCGGTGGTGCGTAATAATAAAAATTATCGTCTGAGAGCGCCGTAATGGCGCGGTCGCGGTCGCTGCTGGTTCGTTGGTGGTCGGGTGTGTTCGTGCGCGTGAGACGCATCTGATGCGTGATGGTGGTGTGCATGGAAAAGCCGCCTAAAGGCAGCGGCTTAACAGGAGTGGCGGGATTAAAACTGCTAATTATGTTTATACAACGATTAAACTAATCTACATGTATGTAGAGTTCACAGTCGCCAGACCAATCGGGACACTCTAAAACAAGCCCAAACTGCTTGAATATTTCATCAATGACTATTGTTATCTCCCGATAATCATCAAAACCTGTAATGTGCTGGTCATTAAACTTGCCATAAAGATTCTGAAAAGCAATGCCTAATTCTGATAATTGATATCTTATCTTTGAGTTGGATAGTGTAAGGGCTAGCTTTGGATCGTATTCTTCAATGTTAATGTTTAGAGAATGGACGTAACCCATCGCATAAGCATAAGAGTTGATGATTAGCCTGAGACGTTTTTTTACTTCGAGATACATGTCATTCAGAGAAATACTATCGTGTTTATAACCCCAGATGAGTTTTTCAATCTCGTCAGACACTTCATTTACAACAGTGTCAAGATTCTCTAAAAATAAATCGATAGTTTCTTGAGGGGCAGACCCCGAAGACATGTAATTAGCGAGATATTCAGACCATGCGCGCGTGGCTGAGATAAGAAGCGCGCAGCCATACTCGTTGACTGTAAAGTTTTGGGTTAAGCATGTTAGTAAGTTTTTTTCATGTACGTGCACTAATTCATGGTGAATGAGATGGATGACTGCGCGGTATCCTTCTTCTTTGAGTTTTAAGAAGCTACCATCATTGAAAAGCTCAACAAAAAAATCAATCGATAGCACAAGGGTATATTCTTCACATAACCCATCATTGCCAATTTTTGTTACTAACTGCCCGACGGCTGCGCCCTGTTTGCTATTGGTAAATGAACTTGGGGATTTGTGTTGGTAAGAGGATGTTACCTTTTGAAGAGCTTCACTGAAGTTATAGGAAACAACCACGCATTTTAATTTTGAAATATTAAGATTGAGATTTTTTGTTAAAGCTCGGATAGCTTCTAGTGTGAAATTACCGATATTATTTGCCTCTTGCTCAGTAGCGAAACCTTCGAGGGTTATTTTAAAATCAGTTTCCAAAATATTAATCTCCGCGCCCATTGTTTTGATATTCGATGCACTATAGCTTTCGCAGATTGCATCTTCAATGATGAGCGCAGAGATTGTGGCGGCCTAAGTTATTCCGGGTTGTCGAGGGTGTACTCTTTGAACCTGATGACCTCCATGCCGAGCCAGTCGTTTACCTCCCTGAACCTGTCCTGTAGCGGCGACAGCTCGTTGCGCACAAATACCTTTGCAACCTTCTCAACGTCACCGAGTGAGCCGATATTCTCGGGCTTGCCGCCCATAAGCTGGAACGGCACGCGGTGCGCGTCCATCAGGTCAGCGGCGCTGGCTTTCTTGATGTTGAAAAAGTCATCCTTTGTGGCGACCTCGCTCAGTGGCACGATTTTTATGCCGTCCGGTTTTCCACCGGGGGCGTAAAAAAACAGGTTCTTAAAATTGCCGAGCCCTTTCGAGTTGCGCATCGCCTCGCGTAACGATTCGACGTCGGTCGCGCTCTGCGCCGGGTCGGTCACATACATGATGTAACCCGCGTGCGCGCCGTTCTGGTAATACTTGCGACGGAACAGCGTCGCGGATTCATTCAGCCAGGCAGAATTAAGTGCGCTGAGATATTCCGGCAGGCCGTAAATCTCCTGATTAATGTCAGGCTCCAGCAGGTGAAACACGGTGTCAGGCGCGAATTCATGCGGCAGAGTGAAGTTTTCCACAAACCAGAAAATCGAATCATCAACCCCACGGCGGGTGTATTTGGCCGGTGAGGTCAGTAGCTTGATTAACTGGCCGGTGACGCTGTGGCGCTGTTCAAGAAAGGCGTTGCCGAATACCAGATAGTCGAGCGCAAAACGGCTGAAATCCTGACGGGACAGTAGCGGGTGTGGAATGTAGGTGCTCGCGAGTACGTTGCGCTTAACGTAAATCGGTGAGCTGTGATGCACGGCAGAGCGTAGGCTCTTTGCCAGCCCGGAGAAGCTGACCGGCGGCTCATACCATTTGCCGTTACTGATGCATTCGACGTAATCCAGAATATCTCGCTTGTCGAGCACCGGCACAGGCTCACCGAAGGTGAACGCTTCCATTTTTTGCGGTACGTCGGCTTGCAGTGGCTGTGATGCGCGTGTTTTCTGCGCAGTGGCTTTGCGGGATTTTTGCTTACCCATTAATTAAACTCCAGAATTGATTTAGGCTGCATGCCGCTACCGGCAGAAAGCGGTTCGTTTAACAGGGCGTGCATGGTCGCCCATGCGATATCGGCGTGACTGGCTTCCTCAGTGCGGCTGGCCTCGTAGGTGGCGCTGCGCCCGCTGCTGGTCATGGTTTTGCGAATCGACATAAACGACTGCGTGACGTCGGTTGCCCCGGCGTCGTACTCCAGACAACCACGGCGAATGGTGTCTTTCGCCTTGAGCACCATCGCGGTTTTCATCTCAGGTGTGTAACGGATGCCGCGTGCCGCCGGGTAGAATGAGCGCACCAACTGGAACACGCCGAGGCCGAGGCCGGTTGCGTCAATGCCGATGTATTCGACGTTGTATTTCTCGGTTAGCTTTCGGATGCCCTCTGCCTGCGCGGCAAAGTCCATGCCTTTCCACTGGTGGCGTTCCAGCATGCGGAACTTGCCACCCGAGACCACCGGCGGTGCGAGCACGACGCACCCGGCACTGTCGCCAGTGTGCGACGGGTCGTAGCCAATCCAGACCGGGCGAGAGCCGAAAGGATGGTCGGCGAACGGGGCAAAATCCTCCCATTCTTCCATCACATCGACCATGCAGCGCTGCAGCTCCTCGAACGGGAATACCGATGCCTTATCGTCGACAAACTCGCACATAAACAGGTTTTTAAAATCATCATCACTGTTTTCGCGTTTGAGCTGGTCGAGGTCGAACAGGGTGCAGCCCCCGGCTAGGGCATCCTCAATGGTGACAATCTGCCGCCACTGACCATCGTCGCAGAGCTGACCACCGGCGAGCGCGCGGTGACTGATGTCGATTTCGATGCGGTCAGCGGCACTGGCGCGCCCCTTGTTGAACAGCTCACCCGACCAGAAGGGGTAAGCACCGTGCGCCAGCGTTGAGGGCGTCGAAAAGTAGGTTGAGCGCAGGTGCTTCTGCGAGGCCATGCCCGAGGCAACTTTGCGCAACCTCAGAAAATTCGGGATCCAGAAGATTTCATCGACCAACAGGTCGCCGTTGTGGCTCTGCGCGGTGTTGGAATTGGTGCCGAGATAAATCAGCTTTGCGCCGTTATTACCGAGCACAATGGGGTCACCGGTCAGGTCGACGTCGACCAGTCGCGCAAACTGAATGATGTATTCGCGGAACACGTAAGCCTGCGTTTTACTGGCTGATAAAAATATCTGATTGTGGCCGGTCTTGAGCGCACGTAGCAGCGCCTCACGCGCAAAGTAGAATGTCGCGCCAATCTGGCGGGATTTGAGAATATTGCGAATACGGTGCTCCAGCCCTGCGCGATACCACTGCAACTGGTACTCGAAAGACTGGTCGAAGAAAATTTCTTCAAGTTTTGCGACAGCCTCGTCGCTGAAAAAGTTCTTTTTCGGCTTTTTGCGCTCCCCTTTGTTGCGGTTGGCTACGTTGGGGTTAAGGTCGGCCTCGTTGCCGGTCTGGCTGTAGCGGTTGACGCGCGCCAGCCGTTCAATCTGCCGTCCGAGCATGTCAATCTCTTTGAAATCGCCGCCTGTCTTCTGTGGTTTAGCGATGAGCTGAATCAGGCGCGCCTCAAGGCTGCTTTCAACGCGGGAAATCGGCGCGATGCCGTCCCAGCCGTCGCGCTGCTTCCAGCTCTGCACGGTCGGGCGCTTGACCTGCAGCATTTCGGCAATCTGTGGTACGGAAAACCCCTGCCAGTAAAGCAGCGATGCCTGTCGTCGCGGGTCATGCAACAAGGTTGTATCGGTGGAAATGGTCATTGATGCCTCGCCGTAGTGGATTCAGGGCAAGGCTACTTAATGGCCGTCAGTGATTCGCTAAGGTGCTGTTGTGTGGGAGATTGTCCAGCCGTCGTTGGTGGTCTGGTGTGCCCTGAGTCTGGAAACTGGCGTTGACCAGTAACCCTAACCTCAGGACTCCTGACAATGGCAAAAAAAGTCTCAAAATTCTTTCGCATCGGCGTCGAGGGTGATACCTGCGACGGCCGCATTATCAGCGGTAACGATATTCAGGAAATGGCCGAGTCGTTTGATCCGCGCGTCTATGGTTGCCGCATCAACCTTGAGCATATTCGCGGTCTCTTCCCCGACGGCGACTTTAAGCGCTTGGGTGATGTGGTTGAACTGAAAGCCGAGAAAATTGACGACGATTCTGCGCTTAACGGCAAATGGGCGTTGTTCGCTAAAATCACTCCGACCGATGACCTTATTGCGATGAATAAAGCCGCGCAGAAGGTCTACACCTCAATGGAAATTCAGCCGAATTTTGCCAATACCGGCAAATGCTATCTCGTAGGTCTGGCTGTGACGGATGACCCGGCGAGCCTCGGCACCGAATACCTCGAATTCTGTCGCAATGCAAAACACAACCCGCTTAACCGCTTTAAGGCTAACCCTGAAAACCTGATTTCAGCGGCAACGCTTGCCGAGCTTGAGTTTGAAGACCAGCCGGAAACGGTATTTACCGCCCTGACTGACAAGGTGAAAGCCATTTTCAGCCGTAAGCAGGTCAGCGACGATGCGCGCATGAATGATGTGCATGAAGCGGTGACCGCCGTCAGCGAGCATGTGCAGACCAACCTCACTGCGCAGGATAAGCGTATTTCCGATATGGAAACCGCGCTTGCCACCTTTAAACAGGAACTGACCGGCAAGGTTGAAGAAACCAGCCAGGCATTTTCCACCCTGAAAACCACCCTCGATAAAACCGAAAGTTTCAGCCAGCCGCGACGCACGAAAGCCAGTGGCGGTGGTGGCGATGAGCTGCTGACCGACTGCTGATAAACCGCAGACCCAAAGCCGGGCGGCAACCCCGCCCGATGCAGTGACTAACCGATAAATTCAAACAGGAAATACTATGCGCCCGGAAACCCGTTTTAAGTTCAATGCCTATCTGACCCGCGTCGCTGAGCTGAACGGCATCAGCACTGATGACGTCAGTAAAAAATTCACCGTCGAGCCGTCCGTCACGCAAACGCTGATGAACAAAGTGCAGGAGTCATCCGCGTTTCTGCAGACGATTAATATTCTGCCGGTTGCAGAAATGAAGGGTGAGAAAATCGGCGTCGGTGTGACCGGTACTATCGCCAGCACGACTGACACCTCGGGCGATGATGAGCGTAAGACCGCAGACTTCACCGCGCTTGAATCCAACAAGTACGAGTGCGACCAGATTAACTTTGACTTCCACCTGAAATATAAAACCCTCGACCTGTGGGCGCGTTTTCAGGATTTCCAGCGCCGCATTCGCGACGCCATTGTCAAACGTCAGGCGCTCGATTTCATCATGGCCGGTTTTAACGGTACCACCCGTGCCGCCACCTCTGACCGCACCAAAAATCCGATGCTGCAGGATGTGGCCGTCGGCTGGCTGCAGAAATACCGCAATGAAGCCCCAACGCGTGTAATGAGCAATATCACCGATGCTGACGGTAAGGTCGTTTCGGCAGTGATTCGCGTCGGTCGAAACGGCGACTATGAGAACCTCGACGCGCTGGTGATGGATGCGACCAACAACCTGATTGACGAGGTTTATCAGGATGACCCGAAACTCGTTGCCATCGTTGGCCGTAAGCTGCTGGCCGACAAATATTTCCCGCTGGTGAACAAGCCGCAGGAAAACAGCGAGGCGCTCGCGGCAGATATCATCATCAGCCAGAAGCGAATCGGCAACCTGCCCGCTGTGCGCGTGCCGTACTTCCCGGCGAATGCCGTGTTAGTGACTACGCTGGAAAACCTCTCTATCTATTTCATGGATGAGAGCCACCGCCGCAGCATTGATGAAAACCCGAAAAAAGACCGCGTTGAAAACTACGAGTCGATGAATATCGACTATGTGGTCGAGGCGTATGCCGCCGGGTGCCTGCTGGAAAACATCACCCTGGGCGACTTCACCGCACCTGCAGCACCGGAAAGCGGAGCCTAAACCATGACGAGCCCCGCACAGCGTCACATGATGCGGGTCTCGGCCTCTCAAGCCGCGCAGCGGGAGCAAGCCCCGCTGCGCCATGCAACCGCCTATGAGCAGATGCTGGTTAAGCTGGCCGATGACCGCCGCACGTTAAAAAACATCCGTTCAAACGAACGTAAAGCCGAGAAAAAGCGCGAGCTGCTGCCGTTCTATGCGCCGTGGGTCGCCGGTGTGCTGGCTGATGGTCGTGGTGCGCAGGATGACATTGTCATGACCGTCATGCTGTGGCGTCTCGATGCCGGTGATATCGCTGGCGCACTGGAAATAGCCCCCTACGCGCTGAAATACGGCCTCATCTCTGACCATCGCCGCACAACACCTTACATGCTGGTTGAGGAAGTGGCGCTTGCCGCGCAGCGTCTGCGCGATGCAGGTGAGTCTGTCGACCTTTCCTGGCTGCAGACCGCTATCGACCTGACCGACGGTGCTGACGTTCCCGATATGGTGCGCGCCCGTCTGCATAAGGTGACAGGCCTGACCCTGCGTGATGCCGGTATGAATGCCGAGGCGCTGGCGCAGTTTCAGCGTGCGATGCAGCTCGACCGCAATGCCGGTGTGCGCAAGGAGATTGAGCGACTGGAACGGGCATTGAAGCCAAAGCCAGAGGGCGCCCCCCGTAAAACGACTAAACCGCGCACGCGCAAACCTGCCGCCAGACCGGCAGCAAAGCGCGGGCGTCCACCAAAGGCGGCAAAACCGCCGGTTAACTGAACGCTCCCCGAGCCGGGCGGCACGCCGGTCAAAGCAGGCAAAGACCTGACGGCGACCGGCGTCCACCGCCCAACCTGATGAGGTTGTCATGACAACAGTGATTCTGAACCAGCCCGACGAACCGCAGGACGTACCGGGCGTGGTGATTCCCGCACTGGAAACGGGCGGCGCAGTGATTAAAAACACGTTCTTTTTTCCTGATGTGGATCCGAAGCGCGTGCGTGAACTGATGCGCCTTGAGCAGACGGTTTCCGATGCGCGCCTGCGCAATGCCATCAAGACCGGCATGGCCGAGACCAATGCGGAGCTTTACGACTACCGGCTGCGCCAGACTGCCGCCGGATTTAAGCAACTGGCCGACGTGCCTGCCGAGGAAATCGACGGCGAGAATGTGCGTGTTTTCCACTACCTGAGCGCCGTGACGGCGATGGCAACCGCCACCCTGTATGAGCGCTATCGCGGCGTTGAGGCCACCGGTAAGGGTGACAAAAAAGCCGACAGTGTGGAAACCACCATTGATGACCTGTGGCGGGATATGCGCTGGTCGGTTGCGCGCCTGCAGGACAAGCCGCGCTGCATTGTGGGTCAGCTCTGATGAAAGTCCGGGCAATGCAGGGAGACACCCTCGATACGATTTGCGCCCGGTATTACGGGCGCACTGAGGGTGTGGTCGAGACGGTGCTGCAGGCTAATCCGGGTCTGTCTGAGCTGGGTGTCATTCTGCCGCATGGTACAGAGATTGACCTGCCCGACGTGCCGTCTTCACCAGTAACTAACACTATCAATCTTTGGGAGTAAACCATGATAGAAGGGGAAAAAGGCGTCCTGTCACTGTTTGTGATTGGCGTGATGATTGTTGTCGGGAAAGTGCTGGCAGGTGGTGAGCCCATCACCCCGCGCCTGTTTGTCGGACGCATGCTGCTCGGCGGCTTCGTTTCGATGGTCGCCGGTGTTGTTCTGGTGCAGTTTCCTGATATGTCACTGCCTGCCGTGTGCGGGATTGGATCCATGCTCGGCATTGCCGGTTATCAGGTGGTGGAAATCGCCATACAGCGCCGCTTTAAGTCACAGAAGGGGGACGACGATGCCAGTCATTAATACCCACCAGAATATCGCCGCTTTTCTGGACATGCTGGCGTATTCCGAAGGAACAGCGAACCATCCGCTGACGAAAAATCGTGGCTACGACGTCATTGTCACCGGCATTGATGGCAGGCCAGAGATTTTCACCGATTACAGCGACCACCCTTTCGCGCATGGCCGAGCACCGAAAGTGTTTAATCGCCGTGGTGAGAAATCCACTGCATCGGGGCGTTATCAGCAGCTTTATCTGTTCTGGCCGCACTACAAGAAACAGCTCGCACTGCCTGATTTCAGCCCACTGTCGCAGGACAAGCTCGCGATTCAGTTAATCCGGGAGCGCGGCGCTATTGACGATATCCGGGCGGGGCGTATTGAGCGTGCTGTTTCCCGTTGCCGCAATATCTGGGCGTCATTACCGGGTGCCGGTTACGGCCAGCGCGAGCACAGTCTCGAAAAGCTGGTCACCGTCTGGCGCTCGGCTGGCGGGGTGATGGCATGAAAGTCCTGATAACGCTGCTTGTGCTGGCCGTGCTCGGGCTGCTGTGGTTGCGCCATGAGAACGGCAATTTATCCCGCTCCTTTGAGGTGGCAAACCGTGTTGCGAGCGAGCAAAAGACGACGATTGGCATGCTGAAAAATCAGCTCAGTGTTGCCGGTCAGCTCGCCAGACGTAATGAATCCGCGCAGGTGGCACTGCGCGAACAGCTCGCAAAGGCAAGCGCAGAAGCCAGCCGCCGTGAGCAGACGATAACGAGGTTACTTAATGAAAATGAAGCCTTTCGCCGCTGGTATAACGCTGCTCTGCCTGATGTTGTGCGTCGGTTGCACACCCGCCCTGCCTGCGCCAGCGCCGGTGATTGTGGTCAACGGATGCCCGAGGGTGAGCCTTTGCCCGATGCCGGAAAGTGACCCGAAAACGAATGGTGACCTGAGCGCGGATATTCGCCGTCTTGAGGGCGCGCTGACTGCCTGTGCGCTGCAGGTCAAAACCGTCAAACACTGTCAGGATGAACTCGATGCAAAAGCACAAAAGCCTGCGCAAAGCGCTGATTAACGCCGTGCCGCAACTCCGAAATAACCCCGATATGCTGCGCCTGTTTGCCGACAACGGGCACACCGATTCCCGACTGGCGAGCTCGCTGTCGTTTGAAAAGGTGTACGTGCTTAACGTGGTGGTGACTGACTTCATCGGCGACCTCGATTTGATATTCGTGCCGGTGCAGGCGTGGCTGCGTGAACATCAGCCGGACATTATGACCACCGACGACGGGCGGGAAAAAGGATTCACCTGGATGATTGATATCAATAACGACGATTCGCTCGATATCAGTATCAGCCTGAGACTCACCGAGCGCACGCTCGTCAGAGAGGTCGACGGCGCGCTGCATGTCAGCTATGCCCCTGAGCCGCCGTTGCCTGAGCCGGTGACGCGCCCGGTCGAGCTGTACGTTAACGGCGAACTGGTGAGTAAGTGGGATGAGTGAGTTAACCGCGTTGCAGGAACGTCTTGCCGGTATGATTGCCAGCCTGTCACCGGCGGCACGTCGTCAAATGGCGGCTGAGATTGCGAAAAAGCTGCGCACCAGCCAGCAACAGCGCATCAGGCGGCAGCAGGCACCCGACGGCACCCCGTATGCCGCGCGAAAGCGCCAGCCGGTGCGGAGCAAAAAAGGCCGCATTAAGCGTGAAATGTTCGCCAGACTGCGCACTAACCGCTTTATGAAAGCCAAAGGCAGCGACAGTGCAGCAGTGGTGGAATTTACCGGCAAAGTGCAGCGCATGGCGCGGGTGCATCAGTATGGCCTCAAAGACCGGCCAAACCGCAACAGCCGGGAGGTGCAGTACGAGGCGCGCCCGTTGCTCGGTTTCACCCGCGACGATGAGCAGATGATTGAAGACGTCATTCTCAGTCACCTCGGCAAATAAATATTGTGTGAGCCATCACCGGTGCCGCGCGAATTGGCGCGGCTCCAGACCAGAGGCATTCTTGCACTATGAATACGTTATCCACTCTACAGGAGCTCGCGCGCGCAATTCGCAACCTCATCCGCTCAGGTGTGGTGACTGAGGTCGATACTGTGCAGGGGCTGTGCCGCGTACAAAGCGGCGGGATCCAGACTACATGGCTGAACTGGCTGACTACCCGCGCCGGTCGTTCGCGTACATGGTGGGCTCCTTCGGTCGGTGAGCAGGTACTGCTGCTGGCGATTGGTGGTGAGCTTGATACCGCTTTCGTGCTGCCGGGGATTTTCTCAGACGATAACCCCGCCCCGTCAGCCTCGGCGGATGCGTGGCATGTAGTGTTCCCTGATGGCGCGGTTATTGAGTATGAGCCGGAAACCGGTGCGCTGACGGTCAGTGGCATCAAGACTGCTGATGTGACGGCATCGGAGTCCATCACCGCCACCGTGCCGGTGGTGCTGGTCAAAGCGGCAGAGCGTATCACCCTCGACACCCCGGAGGTGGTCTGCACCAACAAACTGACGACGGCGACGCTTGAGGTGCAGAAAGGCGGCACCATGCGGGGAAACATCGAACATACCGACGGCACGTTGAAATCAAACGGTGTGCAGGTTGATGACCACGGTCACGGCGGCGTGCAACGGGGCGGGAGCTGGACGGAGGGCACCAGATGACAGCTCGCTATATGGGGATGAACCGAAATACCGGCCTCGCTATCAGTGACAGTGAGCATATCGGCCAGAGCATGCGCGACATTCTGCTGACGCCGGTCGGCTCGCGGGTTATGCGTCGTGAATATGGCTCGCTCCTGTCTGCGTTGATTGATATGCCGCAAACCCCGGCGCTAAGGCTGCAAATCATGGTGGCGTGCTATTCCGCGATCCAGAAGTGGGAACCACGCATCAGGCTTACATCCATCAGCTTTGAGACCGGCGACGCTGGCGAAATGTATGTCGATATTACCGGGATGCGTACCGATACCGGTGCGTCAGTTTCAACCACTGTTTCACTGAGTTAAATCACTATGGCAACTGTTGACCTGAGCCTGCTCCCTGTTCCCGATGTGGTCGAGGAACTGGACTATGAAACTATCCTTGCGGAGCGCATTGCGACGCTGATTTCGCTCTATCCAGAAGACCAGCAGGAAGCCGTCGCCCGGACGCTCGCACTTGAGTCAGAGCCGGTTGTTAAGCTGCTGCAGGAAAACGCCTACCGTGAGGTTATCTGGCGTCAGCGTGTCAATGAAGCTGCGCGCGCAGTCATGCTGGCTTATGCCATAGACAGTGACCTCGATAATATCGGGGCAAATTTCAATGTTGAGCGCCTTGTGGTCACGCCTGCTGATGACACCACCATTCCACCCACCCCGGCAGAAATGGAACTCGACGCCGATTATCGTCTGCGTATACAGCAGGCTTTCGAAGGAATGAGCGTGGCGGGCTCTACGGGTGCCTATGAATTTCATGGCCGTAGTGCTGACGGGCGTGTCGCTGATATTTCGGTTATCAGCCCTTCCCCCGCCTGCGTCACGATATCTGTGCTCTCGCGCGAGAACAACGGCGCGGCATCTGATGAGCTACTGAGCATTGTGCGCAATGCGCTTAATGGGGAGGACGTGAGGCCGGTTGCTGACCGTGTAACGGTGCAGTCGGCTCTGATTGTTGATTACCAGATACGTGCAACGATTTTCACTTATCCGGGGCCGGAAAGTGAACCGATTCGCGCAGCGGCTGAGGCGAGGCTCAAAGCCTATGCCAGCGCTCAACACCGGTTAGGGCGGGATATTCGCCTGTCAGCCATCTATGCCGCGTTACATGTTGAGGGGGTGCAGCGTGTCGAACTTACGGCGCCAGTGGCTGACATTGTGCTTGATAAAACGCAGGCATCCTTTTGCACAGACTATCAGATAGTGATTGGTGGCTCTGATGAGTGATGCGCGTCTGTTACCTGCAGGCTCATCGCCTCTTGAGGTGGCTGCTGCCAGAGCCTGCGCCGATATTGAAAATACACCTGTTCCGTTACGCCGTCTGTGGAGCCCTGACACCTGTCCTGCAAACCTTTTACCGTGGCTGGCGTGGGCATTTTCCGTTGACCGCTGGGATGAGAACTGGCCGGAAGAAACCAAGCGTGACGTTATTCGCAGTGCGTATTACATCCACTGCCACAAAGGGACGATAGGCGCAGTCCGGCGTGTGGTTGAGCCGCTCGGTTACGTCATTAACGTTACTGAGTGGTGGGAGAATGACGACCCGGCGGGCACTTTTCGCCTTGATATCGGTGTACTGGAAAGCGGCATCACCGAAGAAATGTATTTAGAAATGGAACGATTAATTGCGGATGCAAAACCCGCCAGCCGTCACCTGATTGGTCTGAATATTATCCAGGACATAGCGGGCTATATGTACACCGGCGGTGTGGCATATGACGGCAACATTATTACGGTTTACCCGGATGAGTGAGGAATAATGAGCAAAAAATTTAAAACAATTATTACCACTGCCGGTGCTGAGAAACTGGCTGCAGCCACTGTGCCGGGTGGTAAAAAAGTGAATATCACCGCGATGGCCGTGGGCGATGGCGGCGGCACGCTGCCGGAACCTAACGCCAGTCAGACGAAACTCATTAATGAGGTCTGGCGTCATGCGCTGAATAAAATCAGCCAGGACAACAAGAAGAAAAATTATATTGTGGCTGAACTGGTTATTCCGCCAGAGGTAGGCGGTTTCTGGGTGCGCGAGCTTGGTCTGTATGATGATGCCGGGGCATTGATTGCTGTCGCCAATATGGCGGAGAGCTACAAACCGGAACTGGCCGAGGGTTCAGGTCGTGCGCAGACGTGCCGCATGGTTATTATTGTCAGTAGCATTGAGTCGGTGGAGCTGACTATTGACTCGACAACAGTGATGGCAACTCAGGAATACGTTGACGATAAGCTCGCCGAGCATGAGCAGTCCCGCCGCCATCCTGACGCCACACTCAAAGAAAAAGGTTTTACCCAACTCAGCAACGCGACCGACAGCTCGTCTGAGACGCTCGCGGCAACGCCGAAAGCAGTTAAGGCTGCATATGACCTTGCGAACGGTAAATTTACGGCTGTAGACGCCACCACGTCGCGAAAAGGTATTGTGCAACTCAGCAGCGCGACAGACAGCTCGTCTGAGACGCTCGCAGCAACTCCGAAAGCGGTTAAGGCGGCGTATGACCTTGCAAGCGGTAAATTTACGGCTGTAGACGCCACTACGTCGCGAAAAGGTCTTGTACAGCTCAGCAATGTCACCGACAGTGATTCTGAGGTGTTGGCCGCAACACCAAAAGCATTAAAAGCAGCTAAGAAAGAAATTACAGACAGTCTGGGTACTGCTGCTTATTGTGATGTGACGACCTCTGCTACTGACCGGGCGTCGGGGCGTATATTAAGGTATGGGAATTTCGGCGTGGGCGCAGCTATGACTATTGCCACAACCACTGACCTGAATACCATCACAATTCCCGGGCAATACAAGCAGACAAACACTAACGTTAACTGGAGTGGGCTGCATTATCCTGTATCGTCAGCCGGTGGGCTGGTAGTCATCGAAGATGCCGGGTATAGCGACGGCTGCACACAGTTATATTTCCCGTGGCGCGGTAACATTATTTATTACCGAAATTATTCCGGTACAGGTTCAGGTTATGCCTGGGGGGAATGGGCCGCATTCTATTCAACGCTGAATAAACCAACTGCGGCAGATGTTTCAGCAGTTCCGGATTATGGGGGGCTGGGTGCAACAAACCTGAACACGTTGACGGGAACGAAGTTTGGTCGTTATTACCAGTCAATGAGCGCTAATGCAACGAATGGCAACAATTACCCGATATCAGAGGCCGGGGCGTTATCTGTTTATCAGACCGGGGCGAATGGTGCTGAAGCCTGCGTTCAGGAATATCGTACGTTTAGCTCACGGCGTCTATTCGTGCGAGATTATAACCCGGCAGGCTCGACATGGACGGAATGGGTTGAGTTTTATAGCCCTGCTTATCCGGGTGAAATTTATGGTACTTCTGCCAATAATTTCCGGATAGCTTACGGAAACTACGGCACATTCTGGCGTAATGATGGTTCAACTCTCTACCTGATGTTGACGAATAGTGGCGATCCACTCGGGAATTATAATTCCCTGCGCCCTCTTACCGTTAATCTGGAAACGGGTTATCCAACGATGGGCAGACTGTCCCTGACAGACTGGACATACTTTGATGCTCGTTACCAGAGGGTTAATACTGCATCAAAAGCTATTAATGGCTGGTTCAAGGACACTAATACTGGTCTGGTATACCAGTGGGGTACAACATCTTCAATTAGTGATGACACCCCCACTTCTATTTCGTTCCCTGTAGCCTTTCCATCATCGTGTGTTGCTTTTTTACCAACACTTAAGCGCAGCACAAAGACAGAGGACAACTATGCAATGCTGTCTGTGTGGGGGCAGGCAATGACAAATTCCACTGCGACTGTCATTTTTCAATCAAACTCTGGAAATTCAGACGCCCGCTCTGGCGTAATTACATGGTGGGCTGTGGGGTATTAATATGAATTATTTTTATAGTGCAAAACTTAATGCATTCTACCCGGATTCTTTACAGGAGGAATATGCTGTTAATGATTCCTGGCCTGATGATGCTGTTGAGATTGAAGATTCTGTATATCAGGAATTTGCAGCCGACGAAGCCCCAGAAGGGAAAATACGTGTAGCCGGGGATGATGGATTACCAGCATGGGACGATATACCGGTACCGACACAGGAGGAACAGATTGCAAAGGCAGAAGATCAAAAACAACGCCTGTTAACCGAAGCCGCAACAGCTATTGCACCGCTACAGGATGCCGTTGATTTAGGTATGGCAACAGATGAAGAAAAAGCGCACTGGCTGGCGTGGAAGAAATATCGCGTACTGCTTAATCGGGTGGATACCAGTAAAGCGCCAGATATTGACTGGCCTGTAAAACCGGAATAATTCAGGCGGGCTGATGCCCGTCTTTTTTATGATTTGTTTATGTGCCATCCGCTACCCAACGCCGACAAATAGCCCACCGTTACAGCACAAAAGAAAATATGCTCACCCCTTAACCACGGAGTTAACCGGATGAGTGATTTTCACCACGGCGTGCAGGTGCTTGAAATTAACGACGGCACCCGCGTCATTTCCACTGTTTCGACCGCTATCATCGGCATAGTCTGCACGGCAAGTGATGCAGATGAAAAGCTATTCCCCCTCAATGAGCCCGTACTGATTACCAGCGTGCAGAGCGCCATTGCGAAAGCCGGTAAAAAAGGCACGCTGGCAACCTGTCTGCAGGCCATCGCCGACCAGGCTAAACCTGTCACTGTCGTTGTGCGCGTTGCCGAAGGTACCGGAGACGACGCAGAAGCGCAGACCGTTACCAACATCATCGGTGGCACGGATGAGAACGGAAAATACACCGGCATTAAAGCGCTGTTGACTGCCGAAGCGGTTACCGGCGTTAAGCCGCGCATTCTCGGGGTGCCGGGTCTCGATACGCAGGAGGTGGCGGTCGCACTTGCGTCAGCCGCTATCAAACTGCGCGCATTTTGCTATGTCAGTGCGTGGGGCTGTAAAACCATTTCCGAGGCGATGGCCTATCGCGAAAATTTCAGCCAGCGCGAACTGATGGTCATCTGGCCTGACTTCCTCGCATGGGATACCACCGCAAACGCCACCGCCACGGCATACGCCACCGCCCGCGCACTCGGTCTGCGTGCCTACATCGACCAGACTATCGGCTGGCACAAAACGCTGTCTAACGTTGGCGTGCAAGGCGTCACCGGCATCAGCGCGTCAGTCTTTTGGGATTTGCAGGCATCCGGCACCGATGCTGACCTGCTCAACGAGGCCGGAGTCACCACGCTGGTGCGCAAGGATGGTTTCCGTTTTTGGGGGAACCGCACCTGTTCTGATGACCCGCTTTTCCTGTTTGAGAACTACACCCGCACCGCGCAGGTGCTGGCCGACACAATGGCTGAGGCGCACATGTGGGCAGTCGATAAGCCCATCACCGCATCGCTCATCCGTGACATTGTCGACGGCATTAACGCCAAATTCCGCGAGCTGAAATCTAACGGCTACATCGTGGACGGTGAATGCTGGTTCGATGAGGAATCGAACGACAAGGAAACCCTCAAGGCCGGGAAACTGTATATCGACTACGACTATACACCGGTTCCCCCACTGGAAAGCCTGACCCTGCGCCAGCGCATCACCGATAAATATCTGGTGAATCTGGCCGAATCGGTCAACAGCTAAGGAGCCTGAAACAACATGGCACTACCCCGCAAACTTAAATATCTGAACATGTTCAATGACGGCCTTAGCTACATGGGCGTTGTTGAATCCGTGACGCTGCCAAAGCTGACCCGCAAGCTCGAAAACTATCGCGGCGGTGGTATGAATGGCGCAGCAGCGATTGACCTCGGCCTCGACGATGATGCACTTACCGTCGAATGGTCTGTCGGTGGCCTGCCTGATGTGGCGCTGTGGGCGCAGTATGCCGCGCCGGGTGCTGATGCCGTGCCGCTGCGTTTTGCTGGCTCTTACCAGCGTGACGACACTGGCGAAATCGTTGCGGTCGAGGTGGTCATGCGTGGCCGTCATAAAGAAATCGACGGCGGCGAGAATAAGCAGGGTGAAAACACCTCGACCAAACTGTCGACCGTTTGCACCTATTACCGCCTCACGATTGATGGTAGCGACATTATCGAAATCGACACCGTCAACATGGTCGAGAAGGTGAACGGCGTCGACCGTCTGGAACAGCACCGCCGCGCAATCGGGCTGCTGTAATTTCCTGACCGGTCAGCACTGCTGGCCGGTTATTACCCCCATTCAGAGCAGAGAAAAAATCATGGCAAAAGCACCACGCAAAACCCCTGAATTTGTTGATACGGCTGGCAATGAAATTGACACCGTAAACCCGAATATCGTGACCCTCGACAAGCCGATTAAGCGCGCCGGTCAGACGATTGAAAAGGTCACCTTGATTGAACCGAACGCAGGCACCCTGCGCGGCGTCAGTCTGGCGGCGGTGGCGCAGTCTGAGGTCGATGCGCTGATTAAGGTGCTGCCCCGAATGACCTACCCGGCACTCACCACGCAGGAACTCACCGCAATGAACCTGCCCGATATGCTGTCGCTGGCCGCTAAGGTGATTGGTTTTTTGTCACCGGCTTCGGCGGAGTAGATTTCCCGCCCGGCCTGTCGACCGATGACCTGATGGCGGATATCGCAGTGATATTCCACTGGCCGCCATCAGAGCTCTATTCCCTGAGCCTGACCGAGCTCATCACATGGCGCGAAAAGGCGCTTCAGCGTAGCGGAAACCACAATGAGTAATAACCTGAGGCTTGAGGTATTGCTGAAAGCGGTCGACCAGGCGACCCGACCGCTTAAATCTATCCAGACCGCGAGTAAAACCCTGTCGGGTGATATTCGTACCACACAAAAAGGGCTGCGTGACCTGAATGGTCAGGCGTCGAAAATCGACGGCTTTCGTAAGACAAGCGCGCAACTGGCCGTAACCGGTCAGGCGCTTGAAAAAGCGAAACGTGAAGCCGAGGAGCTTGCCACCCAATTTAAAAATACCGAACGGCCAACGCGTGCGCAGGCGCAGGTGCTTGAATCGGCAAAACGTGCGGCTGATGGTCTGCAGGTCAAATACAACAGCCTCACCGAGTCGGTAAAACGCCAGCAGCGCGAGCTGGGTGCTGCCGGAATCAATACCCGCAACCTTGCTAATGACGAGCGAGGATTAAAAAACCGCATCAGTGAAACGACAGCACAACTCAACCGGCAGCGCGAGGCGCTGGCGAAGGTCAGCGCACAGCAGGCGCACTTAAACCGCGTGAAAGAGCGATATAAATCAGGCAAGGAGCTTGCCGGTAACATGGCTGCAGCAGGTGCTGCCGGGGTCGGTATTGCGACAGCGGGAACGATGGCCGGGGTTAAATTGCTGATGCCCGGTTATGACTTTGCGCAGAAAAATTCCGAGCTGCAGGCTGTGCTCGGGGTCGATAAGCAGTCGCCAGAAATGCAGGCGTTACGCCAACAGGCGCGCCAGCTCGGCGACAATACTGCAGCCTCTGCAGATGACGCAGCGAGCGCGCAAATCATCATTGCGAAAAGCGGCGGTGACGCTGCTGCTATTCAGGCGGCGACGCCGGTCACACTGAATATGGCACTGTCAAACCGGCGCTCGATGGAGGAAAACGCTGCGCTGCTGACCGGGATGAAATCAGCATTTCAGCTTTCAAACGACAAGATTGCGCACATTGGCGACGTTCTCTCGATGACGATGAACAAAACCGCTGCCGACTTTGACGGACTGAGCGACGCGTTGACCTATGCCGCGCCGGTGGCAAAAAATGCTGGGGTGAGCATCGAACAAACCGCCGCAATGGTCGGTGCGCTGCACGACGCCAAAATCACTGGGTCAATGGCGGGCACGGGTAGCCGCGCCATTCTCAGCCGCCTGCAGGCTCCCACCGGAAAAGCGTTTGAGGCCATTAAAGAGCTCGGCGTCAAAACGTCCGACAGCAAGGGGAACACGCGCCCGATATTCTCCATCCTGAAAGAAATGCAACGCAGCTTTGAGAAAAACAATCTCGGGACAAGCCAGCGCGGCGAGTACATGAAAACCATTTTCGGCGAAGAGGCCAGCTCGGCGGCGGCGGTACTGATGGAAGCAGCCTCAAGCGGCAAACTTGACCGGCTCACCGCAGCGTTTAAAGCCTCGGACGGTAAAACCGAGGAACTGGTTAAGGTCATGCAGGATAACCTCGGCGGCGACTTTAAAGAGTTCCAGTCTGCTTATGAGGCAGTTGGCACCGACCTGTTTGACCAGCAAGAGGGCTCGCTGCGTAAACTCACCCAAACCGCCACGCAATACGTGTTAAAGCTCGACGGCTGGATCCAGAAGAACAAAGGGCTGGCGACAACCATCGGCATCATCGCCGGTGGCGCACTGGCTCTGATTGGTATCATCGGCGGTATTGGTCTCGTTGCGTGGCCGGTTGTTATGGGGATTAACGCCATTATCGCTGCTGCTGGCGTGCTGGGTACGGTATTTACTGTCACCGGTAGTGCCATTGTGACCGCACTCGGCGCGATTACCTGGCCGATTGTCGCAGTGGGGGCGGCGATTGTGGCCGGGGCGCTGCTCATTCGTAAATATTGGGAGCCCATCAGCGCATTTTTCTCGGGGGTGATTGAGGGTGTCATGAGCGCCTTTACCCCTGTCGGGGAAATGTTCGCTCCACTGGCACCCATTTTTGACGGTCTCGGTGAGAAACTGCGCGGCGTCTGGCAGTGGTTTAAAGACCTGATAGCACCGGTCAAGGCCACGCAGGAAACGCTCGATAGCTGCAAAAATGTTGGCGTCATATTTGGTCAGGCGCTGGCCTCTGCTTTGATGGCTCCGCTCAATGTATTTAACAAGTTGCGCAGCGGTGTCGACTGGCTTCTCGAAAAGCTCGGTATCATCAACAAAGAGTCAGACAGCCTCGACCAGACTGCCGCCAAAACCAACGCGGCCACGCAAAGTAATTCTTATATCCCGGCAACCAGCACATATGGCGGTTATCAGGCTTATCAGCCAGTGACCGCACCGGCGGGACGTTCTTACATCGACCAGAGCAAAAGTGAGTACAACATCACTTTACCGGGTGGTGTTGCGCCCGGGCATCAGCTTGACCGACAGCTACGCGACACACTCGAACAGATCGAGCGTGAGAAGCGTGCACGGCAGCGCGCCAGCATGAGCCATGACTGAGGGGGAATAAATAATGATGCTTGCACTTGGAATGTTTGTGTTTGAACGCCGCACCCTGCCTTATCAGTCGATGCAACACTCGAAGGATTACCGCTGGGTGTCTAATGACAGGGTTGGTAAACCTCCCGCTTATCAGTTTCTCGGTGAGGGGGAGACCTCAATTCAGCTTGCCGGTACGCTTTATCCTGCCATTACCGGTGGCCGTATATCACTGAGGGCTGTTGAACTGATGGCCGACGAGGGCAGAGCGTGGCCGTTGATTGAGGGTACCGGCAATATTCTCGGGATGTATATCGTCGATAAGGTCTCGACCACACACACTGAATTTTTCAGTGATGGCGCTGCCAGAAAGATTGATTTCACGCTTTCACTGAAACGGGTCGACGAATCACTGGCGGCGATGTTTGGTGACCTGAATAAGCAGGCCAACGAGCTGCTTGGCACAGCCGGTAAGCTGACCGATAAGCTACAGGGTATGCTCGGAGGGCTGACTGCATGATGACGGGCATGACCATTGATGCCGGAGCAAGCCTTGCCCCGGCATTTATGCTGACGCTGAACAGCCAGGACATTACCAGCAATTTTAGTGACAGGCTGATTTCTCTCACCATGACAGATAACCGGGGTTTTGAAGCTGACCAGCTCGACATTGAGCTCGACGATACTGACGGCAAAGTCGAGTTACCCCTGCGCGGGGCGGTGCTGACACTGTGGCTTGGCTGGCAGGGTTCGGCACTTCTGAATAAGGGCGATTTCACGGTTGATGAGATTGAGCACCGGGGCGCGCCTGATACGCTGACCATTCGTGCGCGTAGCGCAGATTTTCGCGGAACACTCAATTCACGGCGTGAGGAATCATGGCACGACACCACTCTCGGTGAGCTGGTCAGTGCCATCGCAAAACGCAATAAACTGACGGCCAGCGTCGCGGATTCGCTGAAAAAAATCCCGGTACCGCATATCGACCAATCGCAGGAGTCCGACGCAGTATTTCTGACCAGACTGGCTGAGCGGAACGGGGCGACAGTATCAGTGAAAGCGGGGAAACTGCTGTTTCTGAAAGCCGGTAGTGCAGTGACGGCCAGCGGCAAACCAGTCCCACAAATGACACTGACCCGCAGTGATGGTGACCGCCATCAGTTTGCTATTGCCGACCGTGGGGCTTATACCGGCGTAACGGCAAAATGGCTGCACACCAAAGACCCGAAGCCGCAAAAGCAGAAGGTCACGCTGAAACGTAAACCAAAAGAGAAGCACCTGCGCGCACTGGAACACCCGAAAGCAAAGCCAGTCAGCAAAAAGACAAAAGCCAAAAAAGAGCAGGAAGCGCGCGAGGGTGAGTATATGGCTGGTGAGGCCGATAACGTGCTGGCGCTGACGACGGTCTACGCTTCAAAGGCTCAGGCGATGCGTGCCGCTCAGGCAAAGTGGGATAAGTTGCAACGAGGTGTTGCGGAATTTTCAATTACGCTGGCGCTTGGTAGGGCTGATTTGTTCCCTGAGACACCGGTGCGCGTGTCGGGCTTTAAGCGCGTCATAGACGAGCAGTCATGGTTAATCAGTAAGGTAACTCACAATCTGAATAATAATGGATTCACGACGGGATTAGAGCTTGAGGTTAAGCTCTCCGATGTGGAGTACAGTGCTGAACAGGATGATGAGTAA